CAACAGTTGACCACAGCAAACTTTATGTGCTGGCAATGTGCTGCAATCCAATTCGATTTCACAGCCGCTATAAGCTCTTCCATACCTTTAAGAAACACATGGAAGACCAAAAAGCGAAGGTGATTACCGTCGAGATTGCCTTTGGAGACCGGCATTTCATCGTTACCGAAAAAGACAATCCCTACGACTTACAGTTTCGGTCAAGGGATGAGTTGTGGCTAAAAGAAGTCGCAATCAACCGGGGAATCCAATATCTTACTCAAATCGACCCGGATTGGAAATATGTCGCATGGATTGACGGGGATATTAACTTTATTCGAGAGGATGTTGTTTTTGAGACGGTGCACCAACTCCAGCACTTCCCAGTTGTGCAGATGTTCTCCCATGCGATGGACCTTGGGCCTGCTTTTGAACCTCAGAAAATCCACAACGGGTTTGTGTGGTCATACTGGCAAAATGATCATGAACCGCCGCAGGGGCCGGGGCACAACGGCTATTACACCGATGTCAAAGGTTTCTGGCATCCTGGTTATGCATGGGCTGCTCGCCGGGACTTCTTTGACCGTACCCAACTACTTGACCGGGCAATCCTTGGAGCTGGCGACCACCACATGGCCATGGCTATGATTGGCAACGCATGGCGGAGCTACCCTCGGGGCGTGCATGAGTCTTATAAGCGTATGGTCAACGACTGGCAAGATGTTGTCGAATCCCACATCAAGCGTAATATTGGCTATGTGCCGGGCATGATTACCCACAACTGGCACGGTAAGAAGAAGCATCGGCGCTACGTCGAGCGGTGGGATATTCTGATTAAGGACAAGTATGACTGGCGCACGGACTTGGATAATGATTCGCAGGGACTTTATCGTCTCTCCCATCACAAAGGTCATCGTCAAATCAAACTTCGTCAGGATATCCAGCGATATTTCCGTCAGCGAAATGAAGACGGAATCGATGTCGAGTAATGTTGGCTTCGACCGCAGTTGACCTTTTACTGCAACACCAGTACCCTTATAAACTTAGAGAAAATAATTGTGAGTACACTCACATTATAGTAGCGTGCGCTGACGGAAAGTATTATCTTCCGATGAATCCTAAGATAAGCTACTGGGAATGGCACCATGATTATGGGGTCAAGGATCAGTGCTGGATAGATGGGACTGTTTTGGTGCACTTAATTACGACAAAAGCAAAAGGTACCTTATGAGTTCGGTGAATGAAGTGCGTGAACTACTGTTTTTTATTAATGGACTTGTCGGGGGAATTTGGATATTCACCATCTTTTGTTTTGGAAGCAACGACGTGTCCATCACTAAACTTTTGTGCTGGATTAATGGTTTTACTATGGCAATTTTTATCTCTACTGTGCTAGCCATTGCAATGTCATCATGAAAAATTGGGATTACACTTTCATCCGCCTAGCTCAGTTTTGGGCTGGCGAGAGTAAAGACCCCAGCACCAAGGTCGGGGCTTGCATCGTGCGACCTGACAATACCGTGGCCGCCGAAGGCTATAACGGCTTTCCTCGCTCTATCACCGACCGTCTTGATTTGTTAGAAAATCGAGAGGAAAAGCTAAAGCGAACAATTCACGCCGAGATGAATTGCCTTCTTATAGCTCGGGAGCAACTTCACGGATACACACTTTATACCTATCCCCTTCCGGTATGCGAAAGGTGTATCGTGCACATTATTCAAAAAGGAATTACTCGGATTATTAGCAAGGTTGATGTTCCTCCGGAGAAATATGCTCGCTGGCTTGAACCATGTAAGTTGGCGGAACAACTGGCGGCCGAGGCCGGAATCGAATACAATATTTTATAAAGAGGTAAACTATGAGTCTACTAGACAAGATTATGAAAGCATCCCGAGTTAAAGAAATTCGGGTATTGTCGGAATCAGAAACAATTATCAGCCGAAGCTTTACTTCCACGGATGTTCCGGCTCTAAATCTTGCTTTGAGTGGGAACCCCTTGGGGGGAGTTTATGCCGGTTCGACTGTTATCGCCGGAAAGTCCCGACATTTTAAGTCCAAGTACTTACTTCGTATTATGTCTTGTTATCTCAAGGCTCGCCCAAATGCGGTGGGCATCTTTTATGATGCCGAGTTTAGCTCGCCGAAGTCTTATTTTGAATCGGAGGGAATCGACCCCGACCGAATTATCCATTGCCCGATTGTTTCGGTGGAACAGTTGAAAAACGAGATGTTCTTTCAGCTTAATGGAGACGGAAAACAGAATCCAGGAATCCAAAGGGGAGATGAAGTCTTCATGGCCATCGATTCCCTTGGGGGCTTGGCGTCAATGAAAGAAATTGACGACGCTATCGAGGGCAAGAACGTGGCGGACATGAGCCGGGCCAAGGCTCTCAAGGGACTCTTCCGAGTGGTGCGACCCCATCTGATTCTTAAGGATTTGCCGCTAGTGTCGGTCAACCACACTTACCAAGAGATTGGCTACCTTCCTAAGGAAACGATGTCGGGGGGCACTGGGGCCATGTACAATGCCGACGACGTGTGGTTTGTGAGCCGGGCTCAAGAGAAAGATGGAGATGAGCTGTCCGGCTTCAAGTTTACCATTCGCATTGAAAAGTCTCGATTGGTGCGAGAGGGTAGCAAGTTTCCCATCTTTGTGAGCTTTAAGAGTGGCATTAACCGTTGGTCGGGTTTGCTAGAGCTGGCGGTAGAGACTGGGGTTGTCCAGCAAAAGGGGGCGTGGTATACGCTACCGGATGGACAGAAGCTACAAAAAACCGCAATCAGTGACCTCGGGGAAACTATTTGGCCCCCGCTACTTGCCGGGGATTTTGGTACGGCTCTCAACCAAAGATTTGCCTACACCCCTGAGGAAGCTCAAGCAAAGGCTGCGGCCGTCAAGGAAGAAAATGGCGCAGAGTAATAATCTTAATCTGTCAGCTAGCCCTTATTATGAGGACTGGTATAATTTTGCACCATACAACAAGATTCATTTTAAGACGGCTGTGGAAAATAAGCCCCGAGAAATTGGGGCAATGTGGGGATATGAGATGACCACAACCCTCAAAGAACCTGAACCTCTGAAAAATAAATTGATGAGTGAGGGAATGCAAAAGAAAGTTGTCAGTTATCTTGACTCCTTTTGGGAGAAAGCATGGCTGAATGCTTGCTATGGACCGCTAGCAGTAGTGACTAACATCGTCGAGGAAAAGAATATGAAGTTCATCAGCAACATGAGCAGTAACAAGAAAAATACGGTCCTTGGGGCCGTCCAAAAAAGCGGTCAAAAGGTTGAGTGGTATGAAATTTTAGTCGAAGATGGTTCTTGGAAAGAGCGAGATGAAGTCTGTACCGAGAGGAGGATTGCAGACCTTGAGAGGGATAATGAGCGGCTTCGGAAAGAGCGAGATGATAAGGGCAAAGCTTTGGCATCCCTTACGAAACTAAACAAAGTTGCAATGTCTCTGGCCGAGTCCTATAAAAAGCAACTAGAGGCGGCCCTGGAGAAACTGGTAAAGGCTGGACTAGTTAAGCCTGGGCAAAATATTCAGGGGGAGCAAGTGGCCTCGCCGATGATGGCTCTTCCGGGAAAACATGCCGATTGGAGAAGGATTGTAGAGGCGGAAAATGAGTCTGATCAATAAGCTGTTTGGTTTTCTGCTTCCCGAGTCGGCTGAAGTCAAGGCAGCGAAAGCTCGCCTTGCCGGGCGGCGAGATATGACTGAGGCAGAGTACGGTAGGTTTACTGAGATTGGGGATTCGGACAATACTACTGTCTACAATGCTGCCCAAAAAGCCCTTCACAAGCCGCCCATCGACCTAGATAAGGAATCGGAGACTATTGCTCTTACTGACGATATGGCTCCCAAGTTGCATCTTCCGTGGGAAGCTTATGAGCTGTGGTACTATTGGGATAAAGGTGACAGCGACAATCCATGGGATGTAAAGAGCGTGGGGCCATTTAATACCTTCGAACTAGCCGAAGAAGAGGCGAAGACAAAAAGAGCCCCGCCCAAGTTCTTTCTATGACCCCCGAAGAATTCCAGAATGACCTTTATGTCAGTCTGACGAAACACTTAAATGAGCCCTTGAATGCCCTTACCATAGCTAGTATAGTAAGCGACTTTGAGAGAATCATTCGGCGAGCTGTCGCCGAACATTACGTCTGCCCTGTTTTTAAGCTTTGGGTGCGACCCGAAATGGGAAGCATATTAATTTTACCGGAAGAGCATCCGGACCCACCATTTTACACTCTTGAGGCTCTTTTTGGACGAAAAACTGATTCTGGCGAATCTCTTTCTGAATGACGAATATTCCAGGAAGGTTTTCCCCTACCTCAAGGCCGAGTATTTCCAAGAGCCCGAGTGTGTGGCTCTTTTTGGTCTGTTCAAAGACTACACCAACAAATACCAGAACATCCCAAGCGTCGAAGCCATCGGAATTGAGCTAAGCCGCAAAGACGGATTAGCCGATGATGCCTTTAAGGGGGCGGTAGACTTCCTTAAGGATGTGAGCGTTGACGATAAAACCGACCACCGTTGGCTTGTTGATACCACCGAAGAGTTTTGTCGAGAGCGGGCAGTTTATAATGCTGCCATAAAGACCTTTGCAATTCTCAGTGATAAGAAGAGTTCTCGGGGCGACATTTTCAAAATGCTCCAGGACGCTTTGGCCGTCAATTTCGATACCAATCTTGGCCACCGTTTATTCAAAGACTACAAGGAAAGATTCGCTTGGTACAATGACCCGGTTGTCAAAATTCATACCGGGCTAGACATTCTTAACCACATCACGGAGGGGGGATTTGAGCGAAAGTCCTTGAACGTCTTCATGGCGCCGACTGGTGTTGGCAAAACCATGATTATGTGTTCTCTTGCCGCTGCCCAGCTTATGAAGGGCATGAATATTGTCTATTTCACTTTGGAGATGGCTGATAAGAAGATTGCCCAAAGGCTTGACGCCAATCTTCTCCGGCGAGATATCAACGGCTTTCGAAAGATTGGTCTTGAGGCTTATACGAATGGCATGGAAGACCTTATTAAAAGGTCTACCGGGGAATTCATCGTCAAGGAATATCCCCCAACCCAAGCCAGCGTCAGTCATTTCCGACATCACCTTGACGAGCTGGCTATCAAGCAAAAGTTTGTCCCGGATATTATCTATGTCGATTACCTCAATCTCTGTGCCGCAGCTGGCCTCAAGGACGCAAGCCCCTACGACCGGGTTAAGAGGGTCGCTGAAGAGATGCGAGGGTTGGCGGTAGAGCGGGACATTTGCATGGTGTCGGCCACCCAGACCAATCGCACAGGCTTCCAAAGCAGCGATTTTGACATGGATGCGGTGGCCGACTCCTTTGGGCTCCCAATGACAGTTGATTTCTTCTTGGCTCTGATTTCCTCGGAAGATCTTGCAGCCGCCAATCAGCTAGAATGCAAGCAGCTAAAGAATCGTTATGGGGATAAGGATAAACAGCGGCGGTTTATCCTTGGAGTGGAAAAATCGCAGATGCGTTTCTTTATGCCTGATGAGACTTTAGATTTGATTGACAACGTGCCGGACCTTACGCTAACAGAGAAGCTGATTGGCACGTTCGGGCAGCCGCCCACAGTCACTGGCTTCGGAGATTTGGGGGGCCTACAATGAAAACAACTTCCATGAGAAGATGGCATTAAATAGGCTAGTCCGTTCTCAGGAGGAATAAAAAATGGCTCATTTTCTTTGCGACAAAAAGGCTGATGGTACATTTTATACCAAGTCGAACAGCATGCTAACGAATTTTTGGTACGACTTGTTCGGCCAAGAAGATAAGTGCGTATGGAAAAACCGTGGTCAGGTTGAATCTTATTTTCTTGTTGTGGGGGCAGTTTTTATCTGGACTGTGATTGTCCCGATTATCAAGCTGAAGCTCTACTTTGACAGCAGAGGGAAATCCGACCACCGAACAACCAATACTTCCTGTCAGGTGTAAAGTGCTGTTTCTTAGTAAGAATCTGGTAAAAGCCGGCCCAACTTCCGATGGTACTTTTGGGCCGGGGTGGTGGATTGAAATGTTGTGGTCGGATTTGATTGGTAAGGATGGCTCAGACGTTCCGGGTGATGCCGGAGCCAAGAACATCTATAGCCTTGTGCTGGCAATTGCAGCGGGAATCGGGGCTGTTGCCACGGCCCCAACCGTAATCGGCCCCATCGTCTTGGGGGCTGTGTCGATTAGAAAATTCTGGATTGTCTTGCATAAGATTGGTATTATCCCCTTTGGGTGAGGGTTATTCCGGCTTAGCACAGTGGTAGTTGCGCCTGACTGTTAATCAGGATGTCCCTGGTTCGAGCCCAGGAGCCGGAGCCAAATTTTGGAGTTTGTGATGACAGAGTATAACCAAGAATCGTGGATGTATGGGGAGTTGGACCCCCCTAAAAAGCCCCGTCGATTGGAAGACTTTATGTTTTCTAATAATATTTCTATTCCGGGGTCGAACTGTTACCTTCCACCAGTGTATGCCATTAATGCAATTCCGGGCTCAAACTTGGAAATTGTCGAGCCCAAAAAAGAGACGTGGGAACAAGAAAAAAATAGACTTATCCGGGAACACATTGAAGATAGCAAAAAGTGGATGCGACGATTCAATGACGAGAGCAAAGGCTGGAGTCAGGAACTTATGCATATGGAAAAATGCGCAACCCTGTTCTTTGCGGTGGCGGCGTTTGAGCTGATGGCTATTATCTATATGGTGTGCGCCCATCTGCTATGACCCTATCTGCTACGACCGACACACTTTCTTATTATCCCATTCCCGTAAGAGCAATATTCATATCGGATTTGCATCTTGGGACAAAGCATTCCAAGGCCGAGCATCTTCTTCATTTTCTTCGGAGATATGATGCCGAGCAAGTTTATCTTGTCGGGGATATCATCGATTTTTGGCATTTCCGTCGTACCAAACTTTATTGGCCCCAGTCTCACTCGAATGTTTTGCTTGAGTTAATGCGCTTGGCCCAAACCAAGAAAGTTTGGTATATTCCTGGCAACCACGATGAAGACCTTCGGGTTTTTGATGGCTCGTCTTGGCAGGGTATCAGCATCGTCAATAAAACTTGGCACACAACCAAAAACGGTCTCCGATACTTGGTAATTCACGGCGATCAGTTTGACACCGTGATTCAGAATGCCAAATGGCTGGCTTTCTTTGGGGACCGTCTCTATGAGCTAGCTCTTCACATCAACAGACTCTTTAACTTTTTGCAGAGGTTCTTTCGGCTTCCGCACTGGTCTTTCTCGGCTTGGTGCAAGAACCGAGTCAAGAAGGTTGTGCAGTTTGTGGGTCACTACGAATCCCTTGTCGTTAAGTCAGTGAAGAAGTATGATGACCATGGGGTGATTTGCGGGCATATTCACTGCGCAGCAAATAAGCACATTTCCCTGGATAAGTTTTCCGAAAAGGGTGGAGTAGTTTTGGGAGATTGTATCCACTATGTAAATTGTGGGGATTGGGTAGAGAGCTGCACCGCCGTGGTTGAGAGCATGGACGGCGAGCTAGAGATTGTGGAGTACTAAAATGGGTATCTTAGAAGTTCTGTTCATTGTTTTCCTTATTCTAAAGCTGACAGGATTCATTGCTTGGTCGTGGTGGTGGGTATTCGCTCCCCTGTATCCAGCTGCATTTATTTGGCTCACCATCTTGATTTGTCTCTTCATCGCTGCCATGTCAGGAACCTTAGAGTACAAGAGAGCCCGTAATAAGAGGAAATGACCATGAAGCTCAAAGCCACTTGGAAAGCTCTTCTAGAAAAAATTGAGGAGGCTGCGGCCTATGGGGTGGCCGAAAATAAGATGACGGACCCCGAAGTCGAGATTGCCAAAGGTCTTTTTAAGGCAGACCTTGTTATCCGACGCCTCGGGGATGTGGGAAAGACTTTTGGGTTCATTTATTATGACCCAAGCTACAAAGACATGGCATGACGAAAAAACATCTAAACTATCAATCTTGGGAAGTCGCAAAGGCGGTTGGCACCGTTTTCAAGTATGAGCCAAACGTCAATATTCTTGAATATCAGACGCCAAGTGGTCTTTATTTTGGCCGCATACAATGTATTCCGTCTTCCGATCCTAACGTGCCCCCAAGATGGTTTGTCACGACTGATATCAACGGGGAAATGATTGAGATGGCCAAGACCGGGGGCATCATGATTGATGTAGGGGCCAATGTCGGGCGCTACTCAATCCCCATGAGCACCAAGTCTCGGATGGTCTATTCTTTCGAGCCCGACCCCCAAAATTGTGAAGACTTCCGAAAGAATACGGCTTACTATAAAGATTGGGGCCGGAAAAACATCATGCTATGCCAGATGGCAATCTCCAATAAGGAAGGCCGGGCACAGTTGACTCAGGGGGCTTGTCGAGGGCTTCTTAAGGTTTCGGGAGAAAAGGGTCCAGGCGGGGAAGATCCTATCGATATTTGCATTCAGCCCCTAGATAACCTCTTTGGCTTCCAAGGCACAATTGATACTGGTCATGTCACGGGCATCAAGATTGATGTGGAAGGCCATGAGTATGAGGTATTACAGGGCGCCGTAAATCTTCTAAAGAGCGATGGGCCTCTGATTGCTTTGGAAACTCATGGAGGAATAAACTGTTCTGGAATTTGGCACCTTCTCTTAAATCTTGGCTATACTGTCTATGATGACGACGGAAAAGAAGCAGCCATTGGACCCAATGCCCAATATCTGTGTGTAAAAGATGCTGCTTAAGGCAATTCAATAAATACGGGTTATGCCCGGACCATTAGAAATTTCCAAGATCAAGGCGGCCAAGCCCACTTCGGGCAAATCTCATGTCAACGTGAACCCCACGATTGACACCCCAAAGACTCAGGGCTCTAACTTTACCCCAGCTTCGGCCACCCTTAATCGCACTTCCAAGCCCCCTTCTCTCAAGTCTCTTAAGAATTCTAATACCCATGGGGGTTCTTTTGACAAGGAACAGGGGGATCGGCGCTGGCGCCGCAAATCTGGGGTAGAGGAAGGTTTTACGCCAGCGGCTTCGGTTAAGTTTGCTCAGAGTGGCACTTTGCCTAGGGCTGGAATCCAAAAGGCCCCGGCTGTCAAACTTCCGACCACTAAACAATTACCAAAGATGATGACTGGGCCTAAGACAGCCCGGTCCTACGCCCGGCGTCTTGCCCGCATTACTCCGGCCAATTCTGTCCAAAAAACAACCCAAGGCACTTCTCTACCGGGAGCAAACTTCATGGCATCAGAAACTAAAAACGAAGACGTGGAAGTCAAGAAATTCCCCCAAGGCCCAAATGACCTTGACCCCCTGGCCACAACTGAGCTGAAATCGGCTATGGCCAGTGCCAGCATGAAGACTCTCAAGCAAAACCTGGGATATGCCCTTAAGAAGGATGACCCGGACCATAATGTAGACCCCGAGGGGGCTGTGATGGACCAACTTGCGGGCGCCCCGTACAATAAGAGCGATGGCGGCCCGAATGTTGATACCGAGGAACTTCTAGCCCAGCAACATAAGACTGGGGAATATAAGTTTGAATCTACCGAACCCATTGAAGAGGTTTCGGATGAGTTGCTTTATCGGGCTCAGAGCAAGGCCCAGCATTTAAGAGACAAGGCTTCTACTCAAAAGGCAAGAAGTATTACAAGGGTCGCAAAAACTGGAAATATTGGCGCCAACACCCCCGAGTGGAAAAGTTACGTTAAGCATTCAGATGAGACTACTAAGCGCCATAATCAAGCTCTTAGATTTTGGAGAGCTAGGGGCCGCCAAGGAAGCTTCAAACCTCATAAAGAAGATTAAATGTCTATCGATTTTCAGGCAATTTGGGAAGCTGCTGCCAAAATTATCGCCAATAACAAGGCGAGTAAGATGGCCGTGGACGATGGGGGAAACCCCGTCGAGCTTGAAAATTGCCTGAAAAAGAAGCATGAGCAAGAGCAAAAAGCCAAAATTGACCCGGCTAAGCGGGATGCCGTTGATGAGGCTACCGATGAGCCCATTACCGAAGAGAATACCGAGCGTATAAACTCCCTTCTTCAGGGTATGCCCAAGCCCAAGAAGTCTAAGGAACCTCTTTCCTACAATCCGGACATGAAGCATTTTTCCGGAAGTCTTCATGGCGAGCCCATTGAGGCTATGAAGGAAAAAGACCTTTATACTCACTTGACCCAAAAGCGAGGGGTGAAGGATGGCGAGGCAACCGAGCTGATTATGCGGCTCAAGAGTCCCCACGAAAACAAAGAAAAGATTGATAAGCTTCTGAATGTTTCGGCCAAGTTTGCGGGAATGGCCAAGAAGGAAGTGCCTCCATACAAGACCGGCAAGCGCAAACCTAAGATGGACGACCGTCAGAAAAATCGGTGGAGAAAGTATCACGATGCTCGAAAGATGCATCTGGATAAGGCCAAGAAACTGGGATATGACCCTAAGCATCCTCTTTGGAACGCCGCTGAAGCCAAGAAAACAGGACAACTGAGCCCGAGTGTTAAGCCGGACCCCAAGAAAAAAGGACCGAAAAAGTGAAAGATGCTCTAAAAAAGATGGCCCTTGGGGAGTCGGCCGTTCCTCATGATTACACGCATTCATCCCCGACGATGAGCCCGTTTGAGCTTGAGCGACACCATAAGCTGAATTCGGCCCCCTCCAAGGAAGAGTCGGCGGAGATTCACCACAAGGCCAACCTCTACCACGCCCATCTTCATGATTCGGACCATGCTCTGGGCCGGGCTCAGCTGCACGCCCACAACCCCTCTCTAGAGGGGCACTATACCCACAAGTACAAGAATTCTATCCATCACGCCTATGAAATTGGCCATGATTTGGAGCATAATCATGGGGTGACGGCCCGAGAACTTGGGGCACTTCATTTTCATCATCGCCACAAAACCCCCGGCGAGTTTGCCGACGCCACGGTAAACCACGTTCATTCCAAGCGGAAAGGTTAATCCCCGCTCTTTCCAAAAACCTAAATACCCCGAAAGAATTCTTATCTAAAGGGGTATTATTGTGGCTAACCGCACTAATCAGTGGTCGTCAAACAACGAAGCAAATGGCGTTCCCATTTCTTCGCCTCGCTATGTGAAGAAAGCAGCTAATGCCTTAAACGCCAATAATATTTGGCAAAACCAAGACCCAGCTGTCGCCAACATCGGTGGACAGGCGGTCGGTGTTTTTGGCATTGATGCTACCGAAATGTCCACCGTCAGCAGTCCCGGAATCCACACCGGATGGGTAAAGCAGACGATTGGTACCGGCCGGCGAGCGGGTCGAGTCCAGTATGAAACCCTGGTAGCTGGCGGAATCAAAGGTAATTCGGGCCACGGGGCAAATAGCTCCTTCAATATCGTCATTTGGAATGAGCCGGCCGCTGTAAACGGGGTGCATCCTCAGACAATGACGGTCAATGCCACTTCGAAGAATGGTGTCTCTCTCACGTATGAGTGGCGTTTTGCGGCCAACGACTTGGCGCTATCAGCTAACTCTACCTACATCAACGTGACGGCTCGGGCGCTTATCATCAACACGGCCACCGGTACTGGAAACGCATACTACTGCGCAGTTTCCGATGGCGCTGCCAACGTTCACTCGTCGAGTGTCGTTGGCGTTGTAACCTAAGGAGCTAACCCGTGGCAAACGCCGCAGCAAATGGCGCTATCGCTACGGGTCAGTTGCTATTCACAAATTCAGCGGCGTCGAATCTTTCATTCGTCGTCAATGATTTTACTGCTTATGCGAATGGCAAGACCCGTCAAATCTACAAAGAAGAAGTTGCGAAGATTCTGACCTTTCCGGTCGCAACTTTTGTCCAAAGCGACCAATCAGGAAATGCTACTCCGGTGATCAAGGGTCAAGTTTTCGTTGATTCGGCGGCGATCTACCTTTATGTGGCCACCGCCAATGGAATTGTGAAGCGAGTAGCCCTGTCATCATTCTGATGTACTCTCTGCGCCAACTTAAGAAATTTCTTGAAGATTTTGCGGCAGCACCAGTAACTATGGCTGGGGGGAACGACGGCCCGATGGCGGGGCTGGATAATAACCCCCCGGTACCTTTGAGGCGCAACATCATCGTGAGGCGGCGACCGATGCCACTAGCTACGACTAAGGGGAAGTCGCATGGCCACCGACCGAGAACTACTAGCAAGACTTGATGAGCGTACGCAAGCTCTTGATGAGAAGCTTGACGCTTTGGTGGAAAGCATCAAGCATGACCGAGAGCACTACGTTAAAAAATCGGAATTTGCCCCCATCCAAAAGGCAGTTTATTCGGCGATTGGATTAATTTGTACTGGATTTATCCTGGCCATTATTGCCCTTATTGTTGGAGATGCGGCTTGGTTCCGATCCTTCATAGGGAAATAACGAATGCTCGCTCCAACGACAAAAATTGTCAAAAGACGACTATGGCGCTGGCTACGACAGTGGTGCTGGTATCAAGTTGTCTATAAAAGTGATAATGCTATCTTTTTGCGTTGGTTTTTCGTCGGCTGTGTGATAGGTATCGGTTTGTTTTGGGCATTTATTGCCGCCGCTGCGGTCCTACTGTAAAGTAAATCATGTGGCTTGAAGAGAAGTACATAGCCCTTTCAGGGGCTCGGCTTTTGCTATTCAAAAAACGGGGGCGGCATTATGAATTCCGCTGCCCGGCGTGTGGTGATAGCAAGAAAAATCCTCACAAGACTCGGGGCACTATCTACAACCGCAAAGGCGAGTGGTGGGTGGGGTGCTTTAACTGCAACTTGGCCGTTACCTTTAAGAGATGGTTAAAGGACTTTGACAAGGGTCTCTATGAGACCATGCTGGCGGAAGCCTTTGTGGCGCCCCGAGAGAAGCCCGCCAAGCTCGATCCAAACTTTTCGGTATCGATGGAGCGGCTAGAAGCTCCCGACGCTCTGGCCCCCTTCCCAACGCTGGCATCGCTGGGTTGCGAGCATCCGGCGCACCAGTATGTTTTGGGCAGGCAACTCCCTTCCCGATGGCTTCATGAAATTCGGTATATCGAAAACTTTAAGTCTTGGGTTAACACCCTAATCCCCGAGAAATTCGAGAATCCGGAGATCGATGAGCCCCGGCTCCTTATCCCGATGTTAGATGCCGAGGACAAGCTTATCGGCGGACAAGTACGTGTTCTTGGGGATGCGGGGGCGAGACTTCGCTACATTACTTTTGTCCTGCCCGGATGCCCCAAGCTCTGGGGTCTAAACCATGTAGACCTTCTAAAACCCTTCTATGTTTTGGAGGGGCCGATTGATGCGATGTTCTTAGAGAATGCCTTAGCCACATGCGGGGGAAAGATTACGAGCGAACTTTTGAAAGTAGGAGGCCCTGACCTTATCGAAAATTGCGTGATTGTCTATGATAATGAGCCCCGAAACGTGGATGTGGTCAAGAGTGTGTGGAAAGCGGTGAGGGGAAATTATAAGGTTGTAATCTGGCCTTCATCGGTGCATTATAAAGACATTAACGAGATGCATAACGCTGGCTTCTTGATGGAGAAGACCTTGGCGCTGAATACTTTTCAGGGTATTCGGGCCGAAGTCGAATTTCGGCGTTGGAACAAGACAAGTTGGAAGCCATAAAAAATGTACTACGGTTCTGTAAAAAATTGTGTTTTGGACTTTATGAATAACAATTGGCGGCCGGGAGACGATCCTCTTCACACCGATATCATTTGCTGGGCAATTTGCGAAGGCGGTCGTTATGCGCCAAATCGCCAAAAGCGTTTGCGAGGAAAAAAGTGGGCGCACGGAACCATTAACAAAACCCTTGAGATTCTTTACAAGGATGGTCTTTTGGGCTGTCCCGAGGACGGTTATTACACCCGTCCCTAAAGTAAATACTTTTCTTTCAAAAAGACTCCCCAAAAAAAGGACTGATTGATGCCTTCTATCAAGGTTGTTAAACGTGATGGTAAAAGTGAAGCTCTAGACCTTGAGAAGTGGCATAGACAAGTGGCGTGGGCTTGCTCAGGGCTCACGGGAGTTTCTATTTCAGAGCTTGAGCTTCGGGCCAATGTCCAGTTTCATGATGGCATCAAAACCTCTGATATTACTGAGCTGACAATCAAGGCCGCAGCCGATATGATTTCCGAGGCGGCCCCAAATTACGCCTATGTGGCAAGTCGTCTCATCAACTACAACCTTCGCAAAATGGTCTATGGGGACCACGAGTGTCCCCGACTTTTTGACCATGTGAAGAAAGTGTGCGATGCTGGGATGTATGACAAAGAAGTCTTCGGGATGTACACGGAAGACCAGTGGGACCAAATTGACTCTTTTGTTGACCATCGCCGGGATTATGATATAACTTACGTCGGGATGGAACAGTTGCGGGGCAAGTATCTAGTCCGCAATCGCTACACTGGGGAATTCTTCGAAACGCCGCAAATGGCTTTTGTTCTAGTCGCCGCCGTACTTTTTCGGAAGTACGACAACGGCAAGCGCATGAAGGCAATTAAGAATTACTATGACGCAATCTCGACGTTCGACATTTCTATCCCGACACCAATCGTTGCTGGAGTCCGGACGCCCACGAGACAATTCGCAAGCTGTGTGCTCATTGAATCAGGAGATTCGCTGGACAGCATCAACGCTACGGCAACCTCTGTGGTTAAGTACGCCGCTAAGCGAGCGGGACTTGGGATATCTTTCGGTGCTCTCCGAGCAGTTGGAAGTGCTATCCGAAATGGTGAAGCTACACATACAGGTGTCGTCAACTTCGTCAAATACTTTCAGGCAGCCGTCAAAAGCTGCAACCAAGGGGGCATCCGGGCGGCATCCTGCACGGGGTTCTTCCCGTGGTGGCACTACGAAATCGAAGATCTCATCGTCCTCAAAAACGAAAAGGGAATTGAGGAAAACCGGGCGAGGCACCTAGATTATGGAGTACAACTAAACTATCTTTTCTACGAGAGGGTGCTCTCGGGCCAAGACTTAACTCTGTTTTCTCCCGCCGATGTGCCAGATTTGCATGATGCTTTTTTCATAGACCAAGCAAAGTTCAAAGAACTTTACGAACGTGCTGAGAAAAACCCCAAGATCCGCAAGCGAAAAATTCCGGCCCTCGAACTCTTCCGAAATATAATTCAAGAGCGAGCGGAGACCGGCCGAATTTACATCATGAACGCCGACCATTCTAATGACCATGGGGCGTTTCTCGATCCTATTCGGATGAGCAATTTGTGCGTCGAAATCAATCTTCCGACCACGCCGGTTAAGCTCAATGGTGAGGGAGAGATCGCAACCTGCATCCTTTCCGCCATCAACTGGGGAAATGTCAACGAGCCGGGAGATTTCGAGAAGCCGGCCGAACACATTGTTCGGGCCTTGGATGAGCTGATTGATTATCAAGATTACCCCGCTGAGCAAGCTAGACTTCCGGCCTTAGAGCGTCGATTTATCGGGGTTGGAATCATCAATTTTGCCTATTGGATGGCAAAGAATGGCCTTTCCTATCAGGACATTGATAAGGAAGGGCTCCGGAAAATCCACGAATATGCTGAGGCATGGAGCTACTACCTTATAAAGGCAAGTGTCGAGCTTGCAAAGGAGAAGGGACCGTGCAAGCGGTGGAAGGATACCAAGTATGGGTGCGGCATTTTGCCCATCGATACCTATAAGAAGGACGTGGATGACCTTACCGGCAAGCCGAAATATCATATGGACTGGGGTCTTCTGAGGGCCGACTTAACAAAATATGGCATTAGGAATTCGACTCTTATGGCCATCATGCCGGCCGAAAGCTCGGCGGCCATCAGTAATTCCACCAACGGCATTGAGCCCGCTCGGGCCTTGGTTGCAGTCAAGCAGTCTAAAGATGGGGTTTTGCGCCAAGTTGTTCCAAATGTTCGCCGGATGAAAAAAGAGTATGACCTTCTGTGGGACCAAAAGTCTCCCAAGGGTTATTTGAAGATTTGTGCAGTTTTGCAAAAGTTTATTGACCAAAGTATGTCGGTAAACACAAGTTATAATTTGGAACATTATCCCGATAATCAGATTCCTATGAGCCTTCTCATGGAAGATGTTTTGTTTGCCTATAAGTATGGATTGAAGTCCCTCTATTACCATAACACCCATGACCTTGCCGGAGAGATTATAGATCTCCGAAAAGATATGTCTGTCATCGAAAAGGGCTTGAAGGTGGCCGAAGCGATGGCTAAAGATACTGAGCCGGCTCCCGATGAGGAGCATGACTTAGATTGCTGCAAGCTTTAAGGAGATAAGCAATGTCTGACCCTAAACTTCCGTTTCATGACTTCAAGCCGAACTTCCTTATGCTTTCGGACACGAATCCGGACGCCCAGGGACGAAAAGTTCGGGTAAATTCGGCCTCGATTGCGAACTATTACCCATCCCAGACCGGGGATGGTACGTGCATCGTAAATATGCACAACGGAGATAGTTTTGTTGTTGCTGAAAGCGCCGAGGTAATCGACCAGCTTCTGGCGTAAAAGGTTGGGGGCGAAGGGAGGATTTTCCTTTCTGATAGTTGATAGCATCTTGCCAGGTGATGTCCCCAAGACCTGGCACTTTTATTTCTGAAATATAAAAAAGGAGGAAACAATGCTTCTACCAGCCGGCGCCAAGCAGTACGGCAGTTCTTGGGTTCTTAATAGATGGCTTGTGTGTCTCGACCGCAATCCAGATGTTCCGGGTGGCCGAAATGTTGTGATGAATATTGATCACGTCGCTTCATTTTATCACAAGTCGGCTGAGCCGTCGCATACCGTGGTTGTGATGGACAACGGCCACTCCTATGACGTGGACGAAGATATCAACAATATCATGGATGCTCTGGCGTCTTAATGTTTTATGATGAGTGTTAAACATTTTGCCGAAATACTTGGGATTGAAGTATGGGATGGAGATTGGTGCTTCGGCGCCGATCCCATCGTTTTGACCGAGGAACAGCGCCGGGAAGTCTTGAGAGAACGACTACGGCTTAAAAATAAACACGAATTTTTAGAAGCAATGTATTTCTAATGTTTTCGTTTCGGGAATTTCTAAATGAAAATCATGCTTTTGGAACGTATGTATCGCTGATTCCGAGTGACGAATCAGCGGGGCTCTTATATCAACACATGAAAGACCTTTACAACCCTGTGGCCGGGGGCGGACAGCTTGGGTACTACGGGGCGGGGATGACTTTGCATCCGCAACAGGACTATCATACTACTTTGGTTTATTCCAATAAAGCTTGCCCGGAAATGAAGAATCATAATTTTCCGTTGCCAATCCATGCTACCCCAAAAGAGTGGAAGCAGTTTGGAAATCACTTGGTTCTTGTCCTGGATTCTCCCGAGATAGACAACCTACACAAGGAAGTGCGGGCTCGGTACGGGGCTCTCCATAGCTTTCCTGATTACATCCCTCACGTGACGGTAGGCACAAAGAAAACCCTGCACGAAGGGCTCTATAGCTCGATTGTGACCCATCCAAAATTTGGGCAAGCCGTGGCAGCCGTGCATGCTCTGGCCGGTAATCAAGAAGTTTCCACTCTACACCCCCTACCTTCTTTTGGTTTGACTTTCCACAAGGCAGAGGTTAAACCTCTAGACCCAACGTGGAAGGCAAATAAGAAGTGACGACAGTTAAAGCAAAACATCCTCCTTATGAAGATGGACATTTGGGGGAAGTTATTGATGACATGAAGTTGGCTGGTCCCCCAACTATTCGTGTCGTCAAATTCCAGGATGAATTTTATGCTTTGGAGGGCTCCCATCGCTTGGCAGCCGCCCATTATCTTGGCTTAAACCCCAAGGTTGTTATTGAGGAAAGCGCAGCCGACGCTCTTCCCGACCATCACTGGAAAAAAGTGTCAAAGACGCTTCCTGAGTACGATTTTGACCATGTTTTGAAACTTGACTTGCAAAACTTTTATGGCAAAAATTAAACAACACTCTTTTGACGGAAAAATTGTAACAGGTAAGAAGTCCCGAGGGATTCCTTATCCTGTGTGTACTAAGTGTGGAATGATTCTCTTGAAGAATGAAGCATCCCGCAAGGAAGCTACTAAACCATGCCCAGGAAGCGATGACTAAGCCAACAAAAAAAGACTGTGGCTGGAATAATTGTGAGTCGGTTGAGTATAATCCACAGCTACTCGACAAGAGTTATCTTGAAGAGATGTCTACATGGAATTTACTTGCTTACCTTCGGGGTCCAGAAGGTCGAGAAGAAGGTCCTTTCCGTATTTTATTAAAGGAAGTACTAGCTACTCGCCCCAATATTCCAACTAAAGCCCAATCGAAAGCCAAACGCATCGCAAAAGCAAAGGCCCAGAAAAACCGATGAGCGTCTTTGAGATTGACAAGTATGACCACACCAAAGAGAATCTTTTCTTTGGCCATCCGGTAAGTCTCGCCCGTTACGAAACCCAAAAGTATGCTTGGCTTGATAAGTTGACGGAGAAACAATATGGATTCTTTTGGCTCCCCCAAAAAATCGATATCACCAAAGACAAGAGAGATTTTGCTTCACTCACTCCCCATGAGCAACATATTTTCACCAGTAATATCAAACGACAAATCCTTTTGGATAGTGTGCAAGGACGAGCCCCCTTCGAAGCTTTTCGGCCTATTTGTTCCCTACCAGAACTTGAGGCGTGGCTGATTGCGTGGACGAACTCTGAGGCCATCCACAGCCGCAGCTATACTCACATTATTCGGAACATATATCCAAATCCGAGCAAGGTCTTTGATGAGATCCTCGACCTTCAAGAGATTGTGGATTGCGCCAAGGACATTTCGGAACACTACGATAATCTTATTGAATACAACGTGCGCTACCTTGCCCCAGAAACGTGGTCAGTTTACGATCTCGTATCAGAAGATTGTCCTTACAAACATAAGGAATTTCTGTGGATGGCGCTCATGTCGGTCAACATCCTTGAGGGCGTGCGCTTCTATGTAAGTTTTGCTTGTTCTTGGGCTTTTGCCGAAATCAAGAAAATGGAAGGCAACGCTAAGATTATCAAGCTGATTTGCCGAGACGAGAATTTGCACTTGGCCAGCACCCAACAACTTCTCAAGGCTCTCCCCGAAGAAGACAAGGATTTCAAGAAGATTCAAAAAGAGACTTCTGAGGAATGCCGTAAACTATTCCTCGGCGCAATTGAGCAAGAAAAAGCATGGGCCACCTATCTTTTCCACGGCGGCTCCATGATTGGCCTCAATGAGAGTCTTCTGTGTGATTATGTGGACTGGATTGCTCGAAAGAGAATGACGGCCCTAGATATTGATTGTCATATCAAGTCATTTCCAAATCCATTACCATGGACACAGAAATGGATTGCTGGACAAGAAGTTCAAGTAGCGCCGCAAGAAGTGGAGATTGCAAGTTATGTCGAAGGGGGCATTCGGAACGATGTGGACGAATCCACCTTCAAGTCCTTCAAACTCTGAGCCAAAAAAGTACACCCCCCCTTCTCGGACAGATATAAAGCATGGGGTTTACCGAAAAGAAAACCAACCCCATGCTCAGATGATGTTCTACTATGACCTTCTTCCGCCCCGAGTGCGGAAAGCTTTGCAAAACTGCAAAGACAACTACCGCACGCAGCAAATCTATTATTTGCTTTTGAACGGGGCAAGTGAGGACTCAATCATATCAAGATGTAAGCCTGATGGGCCAACCCCTCACTAAAGAAGGTTGGTACCACATTGAGCATTTTGCGCTCATGTACTGTGACCTTTTGCGGGCCATGGGATGCCATGATATCAAGTGGGAAGCTGGGCTTCCGGACGACAACGGGGACGTGAAGATTGACTGGACATGGACCCCCCCAAACCTTGTCTATGTCCAGCCTAGCAATGTAAATGATTCGAAACCTTTTCCGATGTTTTGGGAGCATGAAGATGAGCAGCAAGAGCAATCCGGATCAGCTTTCCCCAGCCAAAGTCTTTTCGAAGAGGGAGAAGAACCTTCTTTTGAAAAACGAAGCGATGCGCAAAGAAGAATCCAGACACTTTGTCGGCGAGAGGGTGAGACTATTCGAAGGCGTGAGTCTCGACGAACTGATTCGGAGCCTGCAAGAAATCCAGAAGAAGACAACTGAGAGTCTTCAGTGTTTGTTTGACGGAGACGGCGACGCTTATGATGATTACGAGTTAATAGCTTATTATGCTAAGCGGGAGACCGATGAAGAGCTTCTTGCTCGCATCTTCCGGCTTGAGTCGGCCCGAAAGCAACAAATTGCAAGGCATAAAGAAGATGAGTTGCGGGTCTATGCTCGGCTCCGCAAGAAGTACAAGAACTTCAACATTGAGGAATGGGAAGCTAATGCCAGTAGAGGCCACCGAAGAACAAAGAAAGTGTGAACACTGCGATTCGGAGTGGGAAATTAAGTACGACCCTGATCAAGGGACTCCTGAGGTTTGCCCGTTCTGTGGCGCCGAAGCCACACCCCTTGACTCTGACGATGATTCCGACTATAAGGATTCGGAGAAGGAGTATGACAATGAAGATGGAGACGAAGATTGATGACCAGCGTTACGGTCCGTACAAGACGCACCTAACTCTGGTGACTGCTCTCCAGCTTATGACTCTCCCGGTGGTGGTTGTGGTAGGAGACCACCGCTGGATTATTGCCGACAAGCAACAAAAGCATCTTGACGCCTTAATCCGGTTGTGGAAGCTCGTCTCGGACATGGAAGGCAAGCACTCGCCGGCATGGGTTGAGCAAATTCCCAAAGAGACAGTTGACCACCTTTATGAACGCAACAAGGGGTAATCTTGTTCTTATAGAGTGTCCTCGCTGTGGGGGTTCGGGATTCGAGCGCCCCGGCACCGGCTATGATGATGTTTGCTCGGAATGCGGGGGCTTAAGCGGATATCCCATGCCCAAGGACTTCACCGGCTCTATCAAGACTGGGGAAGACGACACATGGGAGTACTTTGACACCTACGTGGACGGGGCGTTTACCACGAAATCTCTCAAGATGAAGCCCGTCTATCGCACTCACCAAGAGTGGCAAAGGCTTGCTTTCGAAAATTATAAGAAGTGGTGGGCAGAAAAATCACAAAAACGTGATGTAGATGCTCTTGACGTGTGATCAAGAGTGTCTTATTTTGTAAGTACCACAAAGAGGAGACTCACATGTCAACCATTCTCGACTACAACACCGACGCCGGCAAGCTTGGGATGGCTTTCGTTCTTCTGCGCCTTGAGCGTAAGGGCGAACTCTCTACTCAAGAGCGCCAAGAGTTAGATGCTCTCTCTGTAGAGTTTAAGGCTTGGACACCGAAGCGCCGTCATAACGCCGCTGTCGTGCATCGTGACCTTCTGGCCGGGGGGCTGTGAGATGGGCACCACGGACCTTTGGAAAGCAGCCGCCCTGATGGGCTGGTTTACCGTAATCCTGATGTTTACTCTCCAGACCTTCTAAAAAAGGGAGTCCCATGAGTAACTTCAAAAGAATCTGGGATACGCCGGAAGTTGTAGAGGCGTTGGAAAAAATTCAGGGTTCGCTGGCAACAACCCAAGCAAGACATGCCACGGCAGCGTGCGCTCTGTATCTCGCA